CTGAACTTTTGGCAACGTCAAGAATACCATCAACGGCTTCTTGACCTTTCATAACAAGCATATGCAACTGTGCTCTAGTTACCTCATAATCTTGTTGTATTTCTGGTTTTTGTGTAGATGGAAGTTCATTCGAAGACTCAACAATTTCAGTTGAATCGACGTTAAAAACTTGATCTAATTTATCATAACTGCTCATGGGATCTCCTCATCTACTCCAGTTGTAGGATCAAATTTCTTGATATCTGAGAAGTCGGAGAACAGTTCATTGAATCCAAAATCATCATCTATTTCTGCAGTAGTTGGGTCTGGTTGTACAGTATATCTGACTTCTCGTGGAGCACTTGTAGTATCTATTGTAGTATAACTGTCCGCAATAACTTTCTTGATAATACCGCCATATTCTTTGACTGGACCATAAAGATAAGTTTTAGCAGTAAAATCTAAAACATAAATCAATGCTCTTCTTTCAGCAAGATCTCCTTCATAATCATCTCTATATGTAATGTTATCTAAATTAACGATAACATCTTTTATTTCTCCTATTGATGGAATCATTTTAAGAGAAATACTATATGATGGTTGAAAATGTGGTAGAATTTGCTCTACAATTTGTAAAGCATCATCCTGATTCTTTGCTATAATTGATAATTCAAATTGCAAATTATATGGCACTGGCATGTATGCTGCCTTAACATCCTGATTTGCAATAGGAACTTTAACAGTTTGTGTTGGAGCAACTTTTCTGTCAGAATCATAACGTATGCCTTTTAATTCAAAAGCAATCCTAGGAAGAGTAATTTGAATTTTATGTTGTGTGGGGTCTGGAGTCTGTCTTAATCTTGCAAGAAATTTTTCTGCAGGACCATATGCCAAGGGCACTTTCATAACCTCAGTTGATGATCCACTAGTTCTTCTGAGTTGGATATTGTTAAAAATAGTTCCAAACCCAACAATAGTTTTTTTAAAAATTTCGTGATAAAAATAGTTGCCTAACATTAGAATCTATCTCCCATATCTCCGATTTCACCAAATGGATTGGTTTCAGTAAAGTCGAGAATAAGATCTCCATTAACTTCAAAGTATTTATTCATTGCTCCTTCAATTTCTCCCATATTATAAGAATCTAGTACATTGATTGTTCTGGATGTTCCTGACGTTGCACCAACAACAGCTTCGTTGTCTTTGAATTCTCCCGTTAGATTATTTAGACGTAAAGATCTGGTAGTTGGATTCCAAGATACAACCTCACCAGTTGCCCCAGATATTGCTCCAGTGACAACTTCTCCAAGTGTATAGTTTCCAGTTCCGCCAGTTGGGAATACTAGATCTAGAGTATATCCATCTTCATCTTCAATTTCATCAACTTCAGCAATACCCGTATCCAGATTTTCATGACTATATTGAAATAGCTCACACTTCATTTCCCAAACATATCCTTTACCCAATTGATAAAATGGTTTCTCATGTTCGACGAAAGTAATTTGATATAAACTACTAGCCCATGGTGTCCAAAGTAAATCCCCTTCATTAGGTCTACCATCAACTATTAGAGTTGCAGGTGTATCAACAGCAGTTTCAAATCTTCTTCTGGATACTACAAAGGTAGTTTTATCTTCGATACGAATTCCAAACTTAGTTAATAAATCTCCTTGTCCTTCCCATCCATCTATAGTATTACAATATGCCCTAATTAAAAATGCTCCATTAAACTCGGACATTGTATCTTCAGTAAATAAACTATCTTCCTTTACTAAAGTTCTGGGTATGTAATATACATCTTGACCGTAAATGTCAATAGATTCAGTAATTAAATCCGCTAGAAGATTCTGCTCACCTGTTGTACCATTTAATCGCAAACGGCAACTAGGTGCTGGATCTGGGCTTTGGGTGCAAGATGAAGCGGTGTGTGTTGACATAGGACTATCCGATTAAATCCATTGGTGGTAGTTCGAAAGTTGTTCTTAACTGCTCTTCAAGTGCTTTCAATTCTTCTTTTGCTTCTTCTAGAATTTTTCTCCCATTTAAGGTGACTCCGCCCAACATTTGTATTCCATCATACTTGCTTAGGTTCTGTCCCCATTGTTCTTTGAATAAAGCGGCAACGTATTCTTTTAACCAATGCTCATTATAAGTTTTGGGATATAGATTTGGATCAACACCCATTACACAATCTACAACAATATATTCACCTACCCCGAGTTCAGACCAATCAATATCTACATATAACTTATTTGTATTTGCTGTGTATCTAAGTCTCTTATACAATCTAGAATTAGTAACCCAATCCAAGGTTTCTAGATAGTTTTGGACCATGTAATAGTGTAAGATTTGATTATTAGTAAATGCGTAGATATCATTTAAGAATAATTGATATTTGATATTAAATATATTTCCTGGGATTGTTGAAGAGGCACTGACTTGAGTAAACACGTTATCTACTCCAAGAACTCCAGGAGGAAGTTCAACATATGGATTTGCTTCCAACCAGGAGGTTCCTGTAATTGCTGAAGAACTAGTGCCAACTGTCTTCATAGCAGAAGTAACTTCAATCTTAATTAGTGTTCTATAAGAACCTTCATAATGGAATTCTTGATAATGACTAATTGCCTCATCCAGAAGGTCTTCTAGTTGTTCATCACAAACATTCACATCCACTGCTGGATAACCAAGTCTCCTTAAAGCGTATGCTTTTAATTCTGCTCTAGTTGCGGGTTTAGATGCTGACATTTAGATTTTCCTTATCAGTTGAGTAGTGGTAGATATCTAATAGAAACATTTGAAGTTCCTGTTGAAGGTGCCGTATCTAAAGTAATAACTGCACCAAATGTGATAGTATTTCCAGTTGTTGTTGCTGTATTAGCAACTGATAAATTAATCTGTAATCCAGAAATTGAATCAATTCTTGCTCCAACTCCAATTCCAGTTCCAGATACTGGCATCCCTACAACTAAATTAGTATTTGATGCAACAGTAATAAACGTAGCTCCAGCAACACCTCCAGTGGATACCTTGGTCGTTGTGTTCGAATATGTATACTCTACTGTTGGAGTTAATACAAGACCATTTGCAATAACAAAAATATCATCCACCGATCTTCCAGACTGTGCTGTAAATACGTTTTCTACTCCATCACCATTATAGGATTGAGATGTATAAACAGGTGTAATACTAATATTTGCTGAACCATCAAATGATACTCCATTAATAGTTCTGGCAGTTGCTAATCTTGTTGCTGTACTAGCATTTCCATTCAGAGCAGCAGATATAGTGCCAGCACTAAAGTTGCCAGATCCATCTCTAGAAACAACAGTATTGATTGCATTAGTATTTGTTGCATTTGATGTGATTGTTGGATTGCCACTTACACCATCTGCATTTGAGACTGATATACCAATACCTGAAACAGCAATACTTCTAGTTGTTGCTGTACCTGCTGCAGTTCTAGAAATTAATCCTGTAGTTGTTAAACCAGCAATCGCAGTTAGATCTGAATCTAATGCCTGAGCATCTGTAATACCATATCCAGCAAGAGTGGTTGGATTTGTTCCTGCAGTTACTAAACCTTTAGCATTAACTGTGACCGATTTATAAGTGCCAGCAGTTGCAACAGTGGCGAGAGTCAGTGCTGCAGAAGCACCAGCACTACCATCAACACTCATAGAACCAGTTGCATCACCAGTGAAAGACAGGGTTCTTGCAGTAGTCCACTTTCTAGCATCTCTAATTGTACCGACAATATCGGCATTATTAAATGTTGCTGTTGCATTGACAGTTAGAGTATCTCCAACTGCATTACCAATGATGGTATTTCCTCTAACTGTTAAATTACCTTCAGTTAAAAGACTACCATCGAACGAATTGACGGTAAACTGAGTTGTAGTTCCATTAGTGATAATAAAATCTTGACCAGCAGCAGTATCGCCGTTGATAGTTAGTCCCGCACTAGCAGTGATTTGACCAACAACATTTAAAGTGGAATTTAGAGTAGTCGTACCAGTGACTGTTAAACTGCCAGTTAAGGCGCTATTGCCTCCAACTCTTAGTTGCTTGGCAATTGCTACACCACCAGCAGTAGAAATAGATGCGTTTGTATCCGTTGCAGTTGAAGCATCTACAACATTAGATTGTCTAATAATACCAGAATACGTTTGAGTCCCTTGATATTCAATTCCGCCTTGATAAACGGCAGAACCATATACTTTCAAGTCTCCATTAACAACAAAATTCTGTCCAATGTGAGCACCACCAGTAACTTGTAAAGCACCAGCAAGTGTAGGTAGGGAAGATCCAGCAGGAATAGTTCTGCTAGTTGCATTGGTAATAGTTGTTATACCAGTAATCGCTGTAGCATCATCAATAGTGGTTGTGCCTCCAGCAGAGTCGATAATTAAGTTGCCCGTTAAAGTGTCAATCTCATTATCTCCAGTAATACCAATACGAATATTGTCTATTCTGGCACCACCGTTGGCAGTTAATAAACCAGTTAAAGTTGTAGTACCACCAACATTCAAATTCTCAGAAATACCAACACCACCAGTGACGATTAATGTTCCTGTAGTTGATGAAGTTGATGTAGTACCAGTGCTAAGATTCAATCTACCAGCAAAGATTCTTGCATCTGTTCCTCCAAATACTTCAGCGGTATTTGTTGCATTTTCTAAGAATCTATAACCAGATGAAGAATCATCCCATCCGAAGAAACCTAATTTTGCTGATACATCAAAGTATCTAAATTCAACACCACGATCTTTATTATCATCTGATGCTGGAGCAGTATCTCCACCAAGAGTTAGAATTGGATCATCAACTGTGATTGTTGTTGCATTAACAGTTGTTGTTGTTCCGTTTACAGTCAAATTACCAGTGATAACTGTATTTGCATTATTTAATGTTATGGTTCCTGTAGAAGCACCAATGCTAACAGTAGTTGCTGCCCTACCAATGTGTACCGTAGTAGCACCTGCATCAAATAAGGTAGCAGTAGTAGAATTAGTGGTAATGTCTCCGCCAAGAACATTAATATCTTGACTAAATGTTGCATTACCAGCAACTCTCAATTGACCACCAATTCCAGCACCACCACTTACTACAAGAGCACCATTGTTGGTTGCTGTTGAATCTGTACTATTTGTTATACTAGTGATGCCTGTAATACCTAATATATTATTAATTTGAGTTTGACCACCAATAGTAGCGGCACCGCCAACTCTCAGTTGACTATTGATAGATGCCCCACCAGAAGATACAACCAATGCACCCGTTCCTAAAGCAGTAGCATCTGTTGCATTTGAGAAGGTTGCAACTCCTGCTGCCCTAAGTTGTGCTCCGATGCCTACACCACCAGTTACAATAACAGCACCAGTAGAAGTTGTTGTTGAATCGGTAGCATTAGTAGTTACAATTTGTCCAATACTATCAAGTCTTGCTGTGCTTGATGAAA